CTCCTTGATACTGCTGATAGTTTTGATTATCTGTGTGTTGGTCGAGAACGCGGTGACTCTGGCACTCCTCATCTCCAAGGCTATTTCATCCTCAAAACTAAGCTCCGTCTAAACAATGTCAAAGTTCTTCCCGGACTTAACCGAGCCCACCTTGAAATCTCCCGTGGTACGCCCCTCGAAGCCTCCAACTACTGTAAAAAGGACAACGATTTCGAAGAATTCGGAACCCTCCCCTCCTCTCAAGGAAAACGTACCGATTTCGAAGCCCTCCGAGACTGGCTCACCGGACTCGATGCTCGCCCGTCGGATGTCGATGTACTCCAGGAATTCCCTTCCCTCTGGGGTCGGTACAAAAACTCGTGTATCGACTTCATGGATAAGCTCTGTCCCAAGCCCAAGCTCGTCTCTGGAGATCTACGAGGATGGCAACAGTCAGTCCACAATCTCGTCAATGAGCAGCCAAACGATCGAAAAATAATATTTGTTGTAGATGAAAATGGTAATTCTGGAAAGTCTTGGCTCGCCCGTTATTGGTTCTCTGAATACCCTGACATGGTCCAAATGATTTCTATTGGTAAAAGGGATGACTTGGCGCATGCAATTGATCCAACCAAGTCTCTGTTCCTCTTTGATGTCCCTAGAGGAGGAATGCAGTTTCTCCAGTATACTATCTTGGAACAGCTTAAAAACCGGGTGGTCTTTTCCCCCAAATACAATTCATGTACCAAAATCTTAGAAAAAACGCCACATGTGGTCGTGTTTTGTAATGAGGACCCGGATCGAACAAAAATGACCCGTGACCGTTACCTGATTACTAATGTCCGAACTATTTAATGAGCTCGCCCTACACCTACTTCACAAATGTCATTGAGCTCGCGCAACGCAGTGTATAATAACTAGTATTTAATTACCGAATGGTCTACGTAACATCAATGGGTTTCTGAATGCCCGGAATCTAGCATTGCGCAACCATCTACGATAGTAAGTCGGCATAGGTCCACGCATTCCACGTCCGTAACGCACAATTCTCCAACTGCTTCTTGGACGTCTTCTCAGAATTCCACCGGCACGTCTGCGTCTGTACGGATTTCTCACATATGGACGCGTCATCACAGTTGTTGCACCAAATCGTACCATCTAAGAAAACATTTTCGAGTTAGTAAAATAATTCGTGATTTCCCAGTCGGCCCTAACTGGTGTCAATGTTGTGTTGTATCGCTTGTTAACAGAGTCGTCTCCCATCTGGCAGTACCACCAACAAAAGTAGAGATTCTGATCAGGAAAATCCCCCGCTGGTGGTGCTTGATTAGAGTCCCATTTCATCTGTTTGCGGATAGGAATGTTAACGGAAATCTTCTTAAATGAACCTGCCCCCAGCCTTTGGTTGTTATCGGTCTCAGCTCCATCTGTCCCGCTTGTACCTGTGTTAAATGCTCGCGCGGTAGCAGTCTCAATTGGTGGATGCAAAACGAACATTCCCTGACTGACTACGTCATTTAACTCTCGGTTAATCTTTCGATTCATATAGTCGAAGCATTTGCCCTCTGATGGAAAATCGTTTGTCATTTCTTCCACAGGGTTCTTTGAAATGAAAAAGTCCGATGTAGACAGGCTAAATCCCCCATTGTTCTCTCTAGGGTTGATAACTGCCCATCTAACCTGAATCGGCGCTTGGAACTTCCTTTTTGTTCCACTGGTCGTGTCGAATGGGAACTTAAACCAACAATTTAAGTGGAGACCTCGAACGTTGCACAAACGCCCTCGTCTGGCATTGATGACGGCCTCATTCTCACTATATGGAATACTGATCATACGTGTAGAATAAAACGTCTTATCGACTAAGTCCCGCTTGTATCCCTCTGTGGTGTACCTTCTGATGTGGTATGCACCTGGACGTCGACCTAAATTCCTATGGTATTTTCCATGTCGTCCTCTCTTCACTTGTGGGGCTAAAGTAGACATACTGCGATATTGTACTGTTTCACCAACAAATTTCAATCTCTTTGGTGCTAACGAACTTGGAGCACTACTGGCTTGTCTCTTTCTGAGCATAAACGTACCTTCGTCTGGGGTTACAGGATTGATATTAAAACCTAAACCTGCTGCTGCGGCTCTACCGAATTCACGTAAACCTTGATAAGGGTTGTGTAAAGTCTTGTCGTATGACATTGTGTCGTGATGTTCTTGTGTGTTCCAGATGTTGTTCCACGACCCACGGTAGTTTCTACGTGATTTCTACGTGAGCTGGCTAGTATTACCCAGCTCACTTCTGGCACTGGCACCTCTCATATTCTTTTAAAATGCCAAACAATGCAGCAAAACGTTGGTGTTTCACAATCAACAACTGGACCGCTGCTGAACTCCAGGCACTCCTTGATACTGCTGATAGTTTTGATTATCTGTGTGTTGGTCGAGAACGCGGTGACTCTGGCACTCCTCATCTCCA